GACCAGAGATGGATCGGGGCTCTACAAAACTCATATAGAAGCCGCTTCGGAATACAGAAGCACATGCCGATATGTGAGAAAGAGTTCTGGTCGAAAGTCATCAACGTGGTGGATGGAAACCGAATCGCTTTTGTACCCAAGGACGCTCAGAAAGAGCGAACTATTGCGATCGAGCCGACTTTAAACCTGTATCTCCAACTGGGAGTTGACGGTTTTATCCGTAAGCGGTTAAAACGCTTCGGTGTAGACCTAGACAACCAGGTAAAGAATCAGGAGTTAGCTCGACAAGGTAGCATGCCAAACAATGAAGATCGGTTTGTAACTATTGATCTTAGTGCGGCAAGTGACTCTGTAAGTTTAAAGATTTGCGAGTTGCTGTTACCTAAAGATTGGGTGACCTATCTCATGGATCTGAGGAGCCCTTGTGGCACCTTGGATGATACTCTCATTGAATACGAGAAGATCTCTTCCATGGGTAACGGTTACACATTCGCATTGGAATCTGCGATCTTTGCGGCTTTAATATACGCCGTGATGAAAGCAGACGGAGGTAGTTTCGACAGGTCTAAGTTTGCTGTTTTCGGGGACGATTTGATTATTCCCCGGAGATACTACTACAAACTTGTTGAAGCGCTTCGCCTATCGGGTTTCAGGATAAATCTTGACAAAACCTTCGTTTTTGGTGATGTCAGGGAGTCTTGTGGCACCGACTGGTTCCTGGGACACCCTCTTCGACCCATATTTCTTACTGATTTTCCTAAGAGTGTTATGGATCTGTGGTGCGATTTCAATCGCATTAAACGGGTCCTTTCGCTTTACTGGGAGATCGGTGAGGAGTCAAAGGCTCTCACTTCACTCGGTTCTTGGATTCCAGAGTCCTTTACAGGATACCTGGGGCCCTTATCGGATGAAGATTTTGACTCATACAGACATACGGAGATCCCTCCAAAGGGGAGTTATAACCGTTGTTTGTATAAGTATCCTAGGCTTGTTGTCTCGCCTAGGCCGAGACCAGGCAAAGACTTCCTTTTCAGGAAGTTGATGCATGATCTTAGGGGTGCACCTATCCCCACTAACAAGTGGGAAAGAGTGCAGGGTGGAGGAAGTAGATTTACTGTCACAAGCAGAAATGCTATGACGGTAGGGAAAACGTTCTCCGTTGCCGAAACTTGGCAATCAGAGTACAAGGCAGGGCTAGGTCCG